TATGGCTACATTTAGCAAAAAAATGATGGGCAAAGAAGTTGGCAGTGCGTCAACTTATGCCAAGCCACATACCATGACTGGCAAATCTGTAACCGTGGAAGCAAACCCCGGAAAAGAACCAAACCGCAGCAAGCTTGATACATACGATGTAAGCGTCGGCGCTATCAGCAAATCTGCCGGTAATGAGCAGCCTAAGACCAGCGGCATCAAAATCCGTGGTACTGGTGCAGCTACCAAAGGCGTAATGGCACGAGGCCCGATGGCATGAACTACTCCCAGCTTGTAGTTGCGATCTCCGATTATGCGGAGAACACCTTTCAAACGGTGGATGTAAACCTGTTTATTACACAGGCAGAGCAGCGCATCTATAACACGGTACAGTTTCCATCGTTGCGTAAAAACGTAACAGGCACAGTAGCCATAAATACCAAGTATTTGGCGTGTCCAGAAGATTTTCTTGCGCCGTATTCACTGGCAATTTTTCCAGTAGGTGGCGGGGATTACACATACTTGTTAAACAAAGATGTGAACTTTATGCGTGAGGCGTACCCTAACCCTACATCTACCGGAACGCCTAAGTATTATTCATTGTTTGGCCCAGCAGTTTCTGGCACTACCATTAGCAATGAATTAACTTTTATTCTTGGCCCAACGCCAGATGCAACGTATTCTGCTGAACTGCATTACTACTATTACCCTGAGTCAATCACGACTGCCTCTAGCGGACAAACATGGCTTGGTGATAACTTTGATTCTGTACTACTGTACGGTTCATTGGTTGAGGCTTACACCTACATGAAGGGTGAGGTTGACATGATGCAACTGTATGACACCAAATACAGAGAAGCACTTGCAATCGCCAAGCGTTTGGGTGATGGTCTTGAGAAGCAAGACAGCTACCGCAACGGAACTTACAGAGTGCCTGTCCGATGAGTACGATTGTCCAAACGCAAACCACCAGCTTTAAAAAAGAGCTGTATCAAGCTGTACACAATCTGTCCACAGACACGATTTACATTGCCCTGTATACGGCTGCTGCAAATTTAAACGCTGATACAACTGTTTACTCCAGCGCCAATGAAGTTGTGGCTACCGGCTATACGGCTGGTGGGCAGATTATGACGGGCGTTGCTATTAATACTGATGGGTACACGGTTTATGTAAATTGGGACAATGTGTCTTGGACTTCGGCTCTGACGGCCCGCTGCGCTCTGATGTACAACGTGACGCAGGGCAATAAATCTATTGCTGTGTTGGACTTTGGTTCGGACAAAACATCGACCACCACGTTTACAATCACAATGCCCAATAACACTGCAACCACTGCCCTTATAAGGAGTTCAAATTGATCGTTACCACCACTAAAGGCGATATGGATGATTCTTTGCTTGAAAAGCGAGAAGGCTCCTTGGACAATGACATTGAATACACGACTTGGACAGAATACTGGTTGGACGGTGAATTAGTTCACCGCTCGGCGCATGTCCGCTTAAAAACCTCCCCCGCGCTGTTTGCAGAAGCAGCTCAATTTGCATAAGGAAATATCATGGCAAACACTCAAGCAATGTGTACCTCGTTTATGGGCGAGCTGCTTACCGCTACACACAACTTCACTACCGGCACTGGCAATTCATTTAAGGCTGCGCTGTTTCTTGCATCGGCTACGCTCAATGCTTCTACTACCGCTTACTCGACAAGTGGTGAAGTGTCTGGCACGGGTTACACCGCTGGCGGCATTGCAGTTACTAATGGAACATCTCCGACGGCTACAAACTCCTCAACCACTGCGGGCGTAGCTTATTGGACTCCATCGGCAAACCTTGTATATACAACGGTTACTTTGGCTACGGCATTTGATACGGTGTTGATTTACAACTCGTCGGCCTCCAACAAAGCCGTTAGCGTACATACCTTTGGTTCGCAGACTATTACTGCTGGTACGTTTACCCTGACGATGCCTTCTAATACGACTTCGACTGCTCTGCTGCGTTTGGCTACAACCTAATAGGCCCGGCGGCGTAAGCCGCTGGAGTAGTCATGTTCGGCATATCAGCCTTTTCCGAAGCGCCGTTTTCCTCGCTTGCGGGGAGTTCGATTGCTGTTGCTTTAACCGGTGTTTCGGCTACCGGGGCGGTAGGCACGGTTGTTTATGCCCGGTCGGAAGCCATCACTGGCGTATCCGCGACTGGCAACGTAGGTTCAGTAGTACAAAGCGCAGCGGCAGCGCTGACGGGAAATGCAGCTTCCGGTAATGTCGGCACGGTAACTATAGCGGGGCCTACGTTTGCGCTTACAGGAGTTGCGGCTACAGGCGCAGTTGGATCGGTTACTCTTGCTGCAAGATTACTTGCGCTTACAGGAGTTTCTGCTTCTGGAACAGTTGGCGCAGTTGGTTATTCAAGGCCCGGTGAAGCAGCACTTACTGGCGTAGCTGCATCGGGCGCAGTCGGTTCGGTTGTATATTCAGATACCAACACAGACACCGGGGTTGAAGCTGGTGGCGCAGTTGGAAGTGTTACCTCAAGCCGGACAGTTGCTCTTACGGGGCTTGGTGCTACCGGAAATGTAGGAACAATTGTTTACACTCGCAGTGCTGCGCTGACCAGCGTGAGCGCCACGGGAACGCCCGGATCGGTAACTTTGGGAGGCCGTACCTTTGCCTTGACAGGTGTGTACGCGCAAGGTAATGTTGGAAGTGTGACTGCCGTTTACTGGAAGCTCATTGATGACAGCGAATCCGCAAACTGGCAAGTAATAAATACGGGATAAGGAATAGATATGGCGCTTATAGTCAAAGACAGGGTAAAAGAAACTACCACCACGACAGGTACGGGTACAGTTACTCTGCTTGGCGCGTCTACGGGGTTTCAGTCCTTCTCAGCAATTGGCAACGGTAATACAACGTACTACACCATTGCAGGCCAAACAGGCTCCGAGTGGGAAGTTGGCATCGGTACTTACACATCTTCAGGTACTACGCTGTCCCGCACAACGGTGTTAGCCTCCTCAAACAGCGGCTCGCTTGTATCGTTTAGTGCAGGCACAAAAGACGTATTTGTAACTTTCCCCGCATCAGTATCCAAGAATTACCCAATGGTAATGTCGCTGGTATTTGGCTATTAAGGATTTAACATGACTACCCCTAACCTACTTAACTCCTCGTCAATAACGGGGTCAAACACTTACTACACGCCTACCGGCACAACGGCAGTTGTTTTGCTTGCCAATGCAGCATCCAGCGGCACAATAATGAAGATCAACCAGATCGTGGCGGCTAACGTCAACGGCTCTGCGGCTGTAAACACCACGGTTTCGCTCTACACCAATGGCTCGGTTGCTCAAGGTTCTGCTCCTAGCGGCGGCACGGCATACCCAATTGTCAGTACAGTATCCGTACCAGCCAGCGCATCCTTGATTGTGGTGGACAAGAGTACGCAGCTTTACCTGCTGGAAGGCCAATCTATTTCGGTGACCAGCGGCACAGCCAGCGGCATTGCCTACACAATCAGCTACGAACTTATCAGCTAGGACTGACAAATGTCCCAACGCTACCCCGGTGGGTTCATCACTGCTACGTTTGATCCGTTGGCTGCGCTATCTGCAAATTACCTTGCAGTAGCTGGCGGAGGCGGTGGTGGTCGTGAAAGCTACTCAAGTGGTGAAGGTGGCGGCGGGGGTGCTGGCGGTTTATTAACTGGCACATTTACACCAACAGTAGGAACTACATATACGGTTAATGTAGGCGCTGGCGGTGCATTGGTTTCCAGTGGTTCTGTTGGAAACAATGGTACAGGCTCATCTATAAGCGGAACAGGGCTTACTACAGTCTCAGCTATTGGCGGCGGCGGCGGTGGCGGCGGATCAAACTCAGGCAATGCTTCGGTTGGAAATGGTGGATCAGGTGGCGGTGCAGCAACAGGAGCAGCTTCTACCGGTGGAACTGGAACATCAGGCCAAGGCTATGCAGGTGGTAATTTCTCTCCTTACGGCGTTGGCGGCGGCGGGGGTGCGGGTGCTGCTGGTGGTAACGGATACGGCGGCGGCAGCGCTGGCAATGGGGGTATTGGGGTTGCATCTTCAATAACAGGAACCTCTGTTTATTACGCAGGCGGAGGCGGTGGAAATGCTTATAGTGGTGGTGGTTATACGGTTGGATTAGGCGGCCTTGGTGGTGGCGGTGCTGGTGGAGATTACGGCGTATATAACGGTACTTCTGGAACTGCAAACACTGGTGGCGGCGGCGGCGGAGGCGGTAATAGCGGCAGCGGGTTTAATAATTCTGGCGCTGGCGGTTCTGGCGTGGTAATCATTGCTTCTACTTATGATGCAGCATCAACAACTGGGTCACCTACAGTAACTTCTGCTAATGGGCGAACGGTTTATACATTTACTTCCAGCGGCACAATTACGTTTTAATCATGGCACAGTACTCTGGAATTTGGACTTTACAAAAACAGGCGCAAGCGCAAGCTGCCAGCAATTGGCCTTCTCCTCCGCCTCCAACAGTCACTTATCTTGTTGTGGCTGGTGGCGGTGGCGGCGGGTGCGGTAATGCTGGAGGTGGTGGTGCTGGTGGATTGTTAACTAGTACGCTTACTTTATCTACGGGAACAACTTACACAGTTACAGTTGGAGCTGGCGGGGCTGGTAATAGCAGTCGTTCAACATTTACAGGTGGAAACGGCGCTAGTGGGCAAAATTCTGTATTTTCAAGCATCACTGCAATAGGCGGTGGATTTGGCGCTGGGAGCTATTACGGATCAGGGGCTGCTGGAACAGGCGGCTCTGGCGGTGGTGGAAATGCAGCAGATGGTGCTGGTGGATCAGGTACATCAGGTCAAGGATATGCTGGCGGCTCAGGAAATATAGGAAGTGGCGATCATAGGCTACCGGGTGGCGGTGGTGGCGCTGGCGGCGCTGGGACTAGTGCTGTTGCTAATGCTACTCCTGGCAATGGCGGTGTTGGCCTTGCAAATTCCATTACAGGTTCATCTGTTTATTATGCTGGCGGTGGCGGCGGCGGTTATTATTGCAGTAGCGGAACCAATGGAACAGGCGGTGCTGGAGGCGGCGGAGATGGCGGAACCGCAGGTTCTTACCCTCCAGAGGGAGATGGTCAAAACGGGACTGCAAATCTTGGTGGCGGAGGCGGAGGCGGTAATGCTAATTGCGGCGCTGCTATTGGTCAGTTAGGCACTGGGGGTAATGGCGGATCAGGCGTAGTTATTATTTCTTCTTCTGTTGCAGCATCTTCGACTACTGGATCACCAACGGTCACAACTAGCGGTGGGAATACGATCTATAAGTTTACTGCTTCTGGTTCAATTACTTTCTAAGGTAAACAATGAGCAAAAAATATCTTGGCGGGTACTTGGTTGGCGGCACATCTATTACCACCCCTGCATCTGGCGACCCACAATTTAATTACGTCACGGCACTGCTGCATGGTGACGGGACTAACGGCGCTCAAAACAATACGTTTCTTGATAGCAGCACAAACAACTTCACTATTACTCGCAACGGCAATACTACGCAAGGTACGTTTAGCCCGTTTGGTTCGTTGTGGAGCAATTACTTTGTCAGAGCATCTTCGCAATATTTAACTGTTTCAAATTCCGGTGGGCAATTTTCTTTTGGTACAGGAGCATTTACTATTGAGTGCTGGGTAAATTTAACATCAATGCCATCTGGGAATGGCTATCCTGCAAGTTATTGGTTGTTTGGCAGTGGCCCACCAAACTCAGATGCAGGTGTAGAGTTTTACATCAACAACACGCAAATTGGTTTTAATTTA